TACACGTCCCCGGCGACGCGGCCGAGCTGGTCTGCCAGCGTGGGGTCGCCGAGCTGCGCCGCCAACCGGGCCTGCGCCTTGTCGAACTCCAAGGCCTTGACCAGCCCGGCCGCCACCGCGGCGCCGATCGCGGCACCGGCGACCGCGGCCGTCGTCTTCACCCGGTCCCACAACCGGCTGAATTTGGACTCGGCTTCCTTGGCGCCCTTGTCGACACCGGAGTTGTCGACCCCGATCGCCACCACCAGGTCAGCGAGCGTCGCCACGGGTCACCGTTCCTTTCCGCCGAAAGCGCGGTTGAGGCTGCGGATAAGCCGCAAGTGGTCGTGCTCGGTCTGCGGCCGCGCCGAGCGGGACGCCTTCTCCCAATCCGGCATGAAGTCGGCCGGCTTGAGTGCCTTGCCTTTCTTGGTGCGGTTGGCGTTGGCGATCGTGGACGCGATGATGGCCGCGAGGATGTCGAGCCGCTCCGGCCCCAGCGGGCCCGCGACCCGCTCGTAGGCGGCCCAGGCGGTCAACTCGCGTGAGTCGATGCGGCGCAGCAGTTCGCCGACCGTCATGCCCAGAGCGAGCGCTAGTCGGTGGTAGAAGCGTCGCTCTGGGCGTTGTCGAAATCCTCGGTGAGCCGGTCGACGTCGTCGTCGCTCAACCCGGACAGGCGCCGCGCCGCGTCAAACAGCCGGTCCAGCGGCCTGGCATTCTTGCGGCCAAGCGCGGCAACGTCGGCGTCGGAGAACAGCCGGTTTCCGCGCTCGTCGACTGCACACAGCGCCACGAGCTTAGCCCGCGCGTTACGCAGGTTCATCTCGCGGCTCCGGCCGCGGGTCTCGATCAGCGACTGCTCGTAGGCGTCCCGCTCGGCGCCGGTCAGCGACCGCAGCCGCACCTCGCCGCCCCACTCGGGGCACGGGACCACCTCGTACTCGTGGTCGTCCGCGCCGAGGATCGCGTCACGTGACAGCAGCGCCATCAGGCACCTCCGGTGGCGGTGAGCACCGGCTTACCGCTGATCTTGACGGTGATGCTGCGGGCCATCTTGTCGTCGTACGGGAACTCGTCGCCGATCTCGGTGATGATGCCCTTGAAGTCCCAGGTGTGCTCGTCCGGCGTGCCCGGCAGCAGCACGATCCGGTAGTCGAGCGGCACGTTGGACTCGAAGTCGGCATCCAGGTCGTGGGTGGTCTCGGTCGGGTCGTAGTTCAGCTCCAGGCTGACCTCTCCGCCGTCCCGGAGCCCGCCGATGAACTCCATGTACCCGTCCGGGCTGTCGTGGGTGGTGACGTCGATGGTCTCCCGCGACCGCGACGGGCCGCTGATGTTCGTGATGTTGGCGATCGGCGTGAAGGTGCCGCCGACGACACGGCCAAACTGTGTGCCGCGAGCGTCCACACCAGCCATGGGGTTACTCCTCGGTTTGGACGGTTTGGATGCGGAATCTGACGATGTGGTGCCTGACCTCGGGGTCCGGGTCTGGCAGCACCTGGTCGAACTCCTGCCGGATGCTCACCACCCTGTGGCCGGACACGACCAGGTCACGAGGCCGGTGGTCGAGCAGCTCACCGATCCGTGTGGCAATCGCCTGCCCTTGCGCGTTGCCCCGCGACCTGGTCCACACGTGGATCGTGGCGGTGATTTCCCGGCCGTACGTGTCGTGCGTGTTGTCCGGCGTCGACAGGTGGTCGCCGATACGCACGTACGGGTACGCAGTGCCCTCGGGCACGTAGTCGTAGACACCGGTGACCATCCCGGCCAGCACGGGGTCGGCCTTCAGGCGCTGGTAAATCGCCGTCTGCACTAGGTGGATCGGCGACTTCGCGGTCATCGGCGCACCATCTCCTTCAGCGCCTTCCACACCGCCTGCCGCAGCTGCCTCGGGAAGCGGCGCCGCGACCGCTCAGCAGCCGGCCCAGCAAACGGCTGCTCAGGCGTCGACGAGGTGCCGTACTCGACGAAGATGGCATGCCGAGCCGTTGCCACTGCCTTGCCCTCGAGGTCTTTGATCTCAGCCTGGATGGATCGGGCCAACTCGCCGGTGCGGCGGGGGGCGGTGCGGCGCATGTCCTCGGCGACCAGCTCTGTCTCGTACCGCACCGCTGTCCGCGCAGCGGTACCGATCCGCTCCGGCAGCTTGTTGATGATACGGGACAGGGTCTTGATCCCGATAACCGTCACCGCCTCGCCGCGACGTGCCATTACTACCCCTCGTGTTGGATACGTTCGCAGTTGGCGCGCCGGTAGGCCGGCCGTGACGGCGACACGACAGCGGTAACCCGGTAGGTCTCGCCGTCGCCGCGCAGCTCGTCGCCGCGACGCACGTCGGCACCCGGTTCGGTGTGCACGATCGCGTCGAGCCTGGCCCCAGCCTGGTTCGCCGTCACCTGCTCGGCGGCGGATGGCTGCGACACCTGGGCGCGGATCGTGCCCACCAGCACCATGTCAGTGATCTGCCCCCCGGCCCCGTCGTCGATAGTGACAGTGCGCCACACCTCGAGCGTGCGGTTGAGCCGGTGAGAAATCACTCGTCGTCCTTCCGGCGCTTCCTCGTCCGCCTAGGCGCGTCATCCGCAGGCTGCTCGACGCGCTGCCACTTGGCAGACCGGTCGAGCACGCGCATCGGATCCGACAGGTGCACGACGCGGCCCGTGATCGTGTTGCGGTAGGCGACCATTTGACAGCCCCCCCGAGCGGTTACAGCGGAAGATCGCAAGAGAGCGTGGCGGTGCCAACACCAAGCCGACCGACCGCGCGCCGAATGATCCTGACCTCGCGTCGGGTGGCGTAGATGCCGGCAGCCGCCTGCCCGCCCGCCTGCCAGCCGTAGTCGCCGAGCTGTTCTGACGTGCGCTCGTGCGGGTTGTGCAGGCCGCGCCGCACCATCGACACAAGCACCGGGACGATCGCCGGCGGCAGTGTTGCCGGGTCGAGCTCGACAGGGCGTGCGATATCGGCCACCAACGCCGAGGCGTCCTCAATGAGACGCTCAGCCTGCTCTCGGTCGACTCCCTCGAATCCGGGCCGGGACACCAGGTCGTCGAAGGTGATCAGCGCGGCCATGCAACCCCCCGTCACGAAGCCGCGGTGTCCAGCTTGAACACCCGGTCAGCGTCCACCACGCTCGCACCGGCGAACGTGGACAGCACGCTGGCGTCGGACAGGATGTCCGGCTGGTACTGGAAGATCTGCCGCATCGACACGCCGCCGGACGTGGCGACCGCGGTCTGAGTCGCGGGCAGGCCCTGCGGCGCCACGGGCGGCAGGTTCGCGAACACGAACCCGCTGCGGTGGTAGGCGACCGCGGTGCCGGGTGTCAGCGCCGCGGATTCGACGACGGTGAACCCGTAGATGCGACCGACGATCGCGTCGCGGATCGCGGTGCCGTCGCCCACCGCGTCGGCGCGGACGAACTTGTCGACCGACAGCAGCCGGGTCACGATGTCCGGCGCGCACGCCAGGAAACGGTCGCCCGTCGGCACCTTCGCGGCCGACAGCGCTTCACGCGCGGCGAGGATCTTCGAGTCGGTGTCAGCCGCGCTCGGCGTGGCCGCGAACGAGTCGTCCGCGGGCAGGGCGTTCATCGCGGCCGCAAGCTGGTCCTCCGCGCCGACTGCCACGGCCGCCACCTGCGGCTGGGTGACCTGCACCCCGAAGTCCACCAGGTTGAGCGACAGGTCGTGCGCGGTCAACCGGGTGGCGTCGTACAGCAGCTCCACCTTGACGTCGACCGACACTTCGTTCAGCGCGTCGTAGGTGATCGCCGCGCCCGGCGTGGTCTGCTTGCGCGCGGTGCGAGGCTGCCGGACGCGGACGGTGATGGTGTCGCCGTTGTCGCCGCTGAACTCGTTACCTGGCACCCGTGCCACCGTCATCGGCAGCACCAGCGTGCGGGTAAGCAGAGCAACCGCGAGGGACGAAACACCCTTCGCAGTCACAAGCGCCATGGTTTCTCACTCCATTCCGTCGGTAGACCACGGCGACCCATGCACCGTGGTCGTGCTAGATGCCACGTGCCCGTTTGAGCACCTGGTCGGCGAGGTCGTCGGGCGACGGCTCGGGCTCGAGGTCAGGCGCAGCGCCGGGCTTGAGCCGCTCCTTGGGGCGCCCGAACACGCCGACGGCCGCCTTGTCGTCGCCGCTGCCGCTCTCGCTCTGTTTGCGAGCGATGCCGAACGCGGCCAGAAGGTCGTCGGCGTCGGCCTCCAGCTCCTCGCGGGTGTTCCCCTGAAGGCGACGAGCCTGAGCCGGCGTCAGGCCCTTCGCCTGGGCCACCTCGGCAAGCAGCGCCTTGCGCTCAGCCTCCGCGGTGCGCTTCTCGAGCGCGGCGAGCTGCTCACGCAGCTTGTCCATTTCGGACTTGCTGGCGTCGCTGGCGGCCTTGAGCCTCTGCAACTCCTCGTAGTTTGCCTTGGCCTGTTCTTCGTGCTTGCGCGCGAGCGCCTTCCACTTCTCGGCCTCGGCCTGCCAGTCCTTTCCCGTGTCGGGCGTGGTCTGGCTGCTGTTGCTGTCACTCATCTGATCTCTCCCTTGTCGGGTTGGGTTGATCCGGCCCGTGTCGGGTCGGTGGCCTATGCGTCGTCACGCTGCTGCCGGGCGAGGTATCGCCGGTAGGCATTGAGCGCGTCGTTGGCGGTCTTGCGTCGAGTGATGCCAGCCTCGCGCTCTTCGCGGGCCTCACGCTGCGCCCGCTGCCACTCGGCGCGGAACGTCAACGCCTGGTCAGTCAGCCGCGAACCCTCGTAGTAGGGCTCGACGGTGCACGAACAGTGGTCGTGCGCCTCAAACTCGGCCGTGCGCCGCGACTTGTAGACCGCGCCTCGGCTGGCGAGCATCCGGCAAAACGGGCACGGATCGCCGGACGTGACCCGCTGCCAGCCGAGCGCCTCCCGGTCTCTCTGCACCAGTTGCAGCACCGTCTGCCGGGCTCCATCGAGCACCAGCGACGTCATCGTGCCGCTTGCCTTGACCAGCCCGTTGTTCGCCGCGGCCTGCACCGACTGCCCGGCACGGCGGGCGTTGATGATCCCCGACAGCGCGGCGCCGCGCAGCTCGCCGGCAGCCTCGTCAACCGGCGGCGGCTCAACAAGCTCCACGGGCACCGTGCCCGGCAGTCCTTCGAGCCGCCGGAACAGCTCGAGGTAGCGGGCAGCCAGCCCGCCAGCCTCGCGGTGCCGCTCACGAGCCAGCAGCGCCGCAGCCAACGCCCAGCGGTTGATCGTGCCGGACAGGTCGGTCACGTCAACCATGCGCCACAGCACCAGCAGATCCCGCAGTGTGGCGGCCCGCAGCGCCAGCAGCTGGCGTCGGTGCGCCGCGGTCAGCCGCGCCCCCTCCACAGTGCGGGCCACCGTCACACCTCGACGGCCTGGCGGTCCAACATCGCCGTCAGGTTCGCGAGCGCGTCACCCTCCGCGGCGGCCGCCTTCCACCGCTCGATCTCGGTCTGGGTGACACCCGGCACCCGCTCCCACAGCTCCTGCGGCGGCACGCCGAGCATCTGCGCGAGCTTGCCGAGCGCGTCAACCGCGGCGGCAAACGACCGTGACTCGGTGTCCCGCCACCGCACCGACGCCTCAGGGTCCGGGGCGATGCCCATCATCTCGGTGCCGAGAGTCAGCGCCTGCTCATGCGACTCACCGAGGCAGGTCTGGTTCTCAGTCACCGCACGGCGATGCGACGCCTCAGCGGCCGCCAGCGCCTCAGCGGACAAGTTGACGAGTTGTCCGAGCAGCTCGTGCGCCGGGGTCTGCGACACGGTGGCAAGGTGCCGCAGCGTCGCCTCACGCGAGTCGATGTAGCCCTTC